AGTTAATACCAAGTTTAGGAAAATCAATTTACATAAATAGAGATTTTCAACCAACTTATGAAAAGTTTTTAAATGAGTTAATTCGTAAAGGATTGCACAAAGAAATAAATTCAAATGATGAATGTTTTATGCCTCGATTAATCAGAGGTAGCAAAAAAGATATTTCAATGCACACTTGGGGAATAGCGGTTGATTTAAACCCTACACAAAACCCATTAGGATTAACAAGAACACAAGCTATACATAGAGGATTGAAACCATTTAGCGAGTTATTTCAGCAAACTGCAAGGGATAGTGGATTGATTTGTGGATACGATTTTGGTAGATGCGATGGAATGCATTTTGAGATGGCTAAATTTCCTGCATAATGTGGCGAACATTCATCAAAAATATTTCGTTAAATACTCTAAGAGATTTTTACAGAACTTTTAGCAGTGAAAAAAGTTTCCTTAGTAGCAAAAAAATTGAACGTAGTTTATTTGTTACCTCCATTCTTGCTATGTATTGGACTTTCTTTATTTTGGTTGTACTAAAGGCAACTATTACGGATTTTATTTAATTTTAGGTGTATTAGCAAAAAAACCGAATCTATCACCGGGAGAAGTAGCTAATGAGTTAGGAGTTTATTGGACATCTAACAGAGATGAATACAATCAGATTAGATGTGCTGCAAAACGATACTGCAAACAAAGTAGTTCTGGAAAGCCGAACAACCCACAAAAACAAGTTGAGAGTTTTGTAAAGGAAATTAAAAAAGATGTTGACAATCAAAATGAGTTTTTATCGTTAGCGGAAAATGTTACAGGGAAGCAACGCAATACATACAACCTCCCTAACAGTTTAGAAACACATTACGAGGCATACAAGCTACCAAAAGAGTGCAACGACATTCTATTTATCAACGATATTCATTTGCCTTATCATTCATTAACTGCCCTTAATATTGCTTTGAAGTATGGATTTGAAAAAAAGGTAAACACTATTTTTATAAATGGGGATTTAATTGATTTTTATGCAATTTCAAGATTTCAAAAAGATCCACGCAAAAGAGATTTAGGAACGGAGATAAAAACTACAAGAGATTTTTTAAGCATCCTCAGAAAAATATTTCCACTTGCAAAAATATTTTATAAGTTAGGGAATCACGATGTGAGATGGGAACATTATTTAATTGAAAAAGCACCAGACTTATTGGGTCTAAGTGAATTTAATTTGGAGAGTATATTGAAGTTGAAAGACCACGATATAACAATGATACCCGACAAGCAGATAGTTCACATAGGCAAGTTGACTGCTTTGCACGGACACGAATTAGGCACAAGTATAATGTCGCCAGTGAACATTGCGAGAGGGTTGTATCTAAAAGCTAAGGATAACGCTATTTGCGGACATCACCACCAATCAAGTGAACATACTGAACCAAATATTAACGGTAAGGTAGTAACTTGTTGGAGTGTTGCTTGTTTGAGTGAATTGCACCCTGACTATGCACCAATCAATAAATACACACACGGATTTGCCCACGTTAGAGTTGTGGATGAAGAAGGAAACTTTGAAGTAACTAACCTTAGAATTATCAATGGTAAAATTAGATAGTTATGGTAACAACAAAATCAAGAAAGCCAAAAGAAAAAGCAGAGGCAGAGATTATTCCTATTGATGAATTTCGGGAGTGGGTAGTGGTGCTTAGTAATTTATTGGAATCGCAAAAGGTTAATTTAGAAAGAACGGTATTTGCATCTGAGCCATTTATGGAATCGCCATTTACAAATGATGAATTACAGAGAATAAAAAATAAAATATTTATTTTATCAAGTTGGATAAAGGATTGATGAAAACAACAGTAACAACAGAATTTGAAAGTCAGCAAGATTTGTTTGAGCATTTAGAATATGTGCAAAAAGCTAATTTAGGATTTCAAACACAACACAATTTAATTAAAGAAATGGAATGGTTTTTTGATAGTAATCCTGAAACATCTCCATTAGAAATAATAGAGTTTATTCAAGAATTTATAAATAAAAACTTATGAAAAAATTAATCCTAGTTCTACTTATAGCAACAACATTTAGTTGTAATGTCATCAAGAATTTGCGCAAAGAAAAAAGCAAAGAGGAAACTAAAACTGAGCAAGAAGTAAAAGTTGATTCAGTTGCTGAGGTAGAAATCGAAAAGGAAATAGTATCAACATTCACCACCGATACAAAAACAGAATTTTTTGATTTAAGCGAGGTTACTATCTTTGAAGTTATGAATGATAGTGGCAAGGTTATTAATCGCACCACAACGACAAAAAACAATATCAAAGGCAATATAATTGCAAAAGGTAAAGAGGATAAAAAAGAAACCTCCGCAGAAAGCAAAAAAATAGATTTGTCAAAATTTGACAAGTCAAAAGAAAGCAAGTCAAAAAGCGAGTTAGTAAAAGTTAAGGAAGTCAAGAAAACTCCAAGTTTTAAATTTTTATTGTGGATTATATTAATTATTACAGGAGTAGTTTTTGCCCTTGTTGGAATTTGGAAGGTAAAAAAAAATAATTTTACCCAATTTTTTAAATAAATGGCTAATCAACTTACTTATTAAGTTGGACTGCTATTTTTGCCTCAATTAATATTGGGGCTTTTTTATTTCAAAATAATTTGTACATTTGTGCAATTAGTTTTCATAGACTGGTAATTGATTGTTCGGAGAGCCCATCTTTTAGGTGGGTTTTTTCGTTTCTATAAAATTAATCTATTTGAATATCAGTTAATTAAAAATAATTTTGTTTATATTAATATATTTGTATATTTTTGCAATCAACAAATCACAATTAATATGAAAAAACTAAAACAAATTACAGACTACCTAAACAATTTATTGCTAAAGTATGAATGGTGTACATCACACCGCGATAGATACTCAATACAAGAGCCAAAAAAAGAAGAAAACAAGATAAGAATCTGGCAGACAACTCACAACGGAATAACCACAAAACACAATTAATATGTCAAAGAAAAAAATACAATTCGTCATTAGTCCATTGCAATCAGCATTTGTGGATTCAATTATCTACAAGGCAACAGAGCCAAGCAGTAGTCTGAAAAAAGGAGAGGCATTTGGCAAGATATTTATCGAGAGCCATCCTGAGTTCAAATCGTTCAAAAAGAAAAATGCTGACAAAGAGTTGGATGGTGAGTAATTCAATCATTAACTATAATTATAGTCTATAATGTATGAAAAATCATTAAAATAAAGATTCGGGGCTTTGTGTAGTAGCCCTTAGTATAAACTTAAAATTAACCACGACACTTGATATGGCTATTACGCAAAGCCTTGTTAGCTGCCGTTTTAAATTACAAATTATGTCAGGAGGAAGATTTGATTACTTACAATATAGCATCACAGAAATAGTTGATGGAATTGAACAAGAAATAAGAAACAATAATGCCGAACCAAGAAAAGAAGATTGGTTTGAGCCAAATAATTTTAAAGAAGAAACAATTAATGAGTTCAAAAAAGGAATTGAATTACTAAAAAAGGCACAGATTTATGCCCAAAGAATTGATTTGCTTTTATCAGGTGATGATGGAGAGGAAACATTTCATCAACGACTTTCGGAGGACTTGTCTAAAAATGGCAGCTAACGTTTTGCAGATAAGCGAAGGCACAAATAGCGGTGGCTTTAGCGAGGAATTTGGGCTTTTGCTTATGTGCTGTTATGCGTTCGCCTTATTTTTTTTGTGTTGATTTTCAGTTATTTATAAAATATTTTAAAAATAAATGAAAAATACTTTGAAAAAAGTTTGCAGTTATCAAAATAGGTTGTATATTTGTACTCAGATAACAATTAAAAAATAAAAAAATGGAAACTTCAACAATCTACAAAACAAAAAAAGTAAACTCAATCAACACTATCACTTGTGAAATCGAAGAAACTTTTATGAATAACTTTTCAGTATTGGTTTATGACGAAGAAGGTGGTGTATTTATTGAAAAATTTGCTGACACATTTTTAAAAGCAACTGAAATCGCTGACAAACTATTTCTAAGTGTATGCAAAAAATACTAAAACAAGGAGGAAAAAGAAAGGGGGCAGGTCGCAAACCTGCTCCTTACCAAACAAAAACTATTGCTTTTCGTGTCCGTGTCGAATTTGTCGAACCGATTAAAAAAATGGTTAAGGATTATGTTTCGGGAAGTCTTAAAGGTGACGCATAACGGTTTCGGGCTTGGCGAAGTGGCTTTTGTGCGTTGGCTTGTGTGTCGGAAAGCCATTTTGCCAAACCCGTGTTATGCCTTCGTGCTTTTTATCTCATAAAACAATATAAAAATATATCATAAAATGGAAGAAATAATATTTGTAAAACGTAGTTCTCATTCACAATTGAGGACTTTTAAAAAACCAGTCATAAAACTGGAGTTAAAAAACGGCCGGTTTATTGTCAGCGATATTGTCGCAAAGGTTTTGAATGTTGATGACAACGATGGTTTAATGTTTGGATTTAACCAAAAGGCAAAGACTGCTTATGTCGTAAAAGATGATGAAGACGATGCTTTTAAATTAAGCCGTAAAGACCCACACACATTAAGGTTTTCGTCAAAAGATTTGATGAATTTCTTTGATGATACTTTCGGTCTTTTGGAAACTGGTAAGTCTTCATTTGTCTTTAGTGTCGATTTAAGCCCAAATGAAAAAGGATTACACCGTGTCTCTTTAGCATGAGGCATAACGGTATGGCGGTTAGCGTTCGTTGCCGACTTTGGAACACGAAACTTTAACTTAAAAACAAAATTTGATATGGAAAACAAAACTTCAACAAACCACGAAAACGGCAATGACGCTAACCGCTTGTTAGTGGCTGATGCGGATTTTTAGCACTCATTTTCAGTCAGTTAGAAAATATTTTAAAAAAATTGAAAATAATTTTGGTTTGTATTGTTTTTGTATATACATTTGCATTACAATAATTAATTAAAACGAAGAAATTATGTATCAATTCAAAACAAATTCAGACACTCCATTTCAAGTAGATAAAAATGGGATTGTAAGGGTTATTGGCAAAAGAGATTTTGTTTCTCACTATTTTGAAATTAAACTATCCGATTACATTGTAAATTCATTAATTCAAGACGAAGTTACATTTTCTTGGATTGGGGACTTAATTGAAAAGATGGGTGAATATTTACCTTCAACTACTTTGGAGTTTGAAAAACTTATAAAAAACAATTGGAAATGGTGGCTTACTCAAGGTTGGGTTATTGAAAATGATTTTCCGAGATACCGATTTGATGAAAAAATTGCTGCTTATGACATGAGAGAATACTATGGTAATAAATCTAAAAGAAGCGGAATTTTTAGAAAAAGATGGGACATACCAATGCCTAAAGTTGAAGTATTAATTAAAGATGGAAATTTCAAACATTTATATGAAAAAGAAACGAGACACTATGCTCCCGAAACGGTTTAATGCAGAAGATATAAAAAACTGGCAAGAACAAGCCAATTTAACAACTGGCGGTAATCTTACTTTATGGATGGAAAATGCTTTAAACAACGCTGTGAAAAAGCAGAATGTCAAATCGAAGCAGTAACGTAGCATTTGCCACTAACGATTGGGTATATGTGAAGTACCTAACGAAAAAATTAAATAACTAGTAGAAACCTTATGAGGTATTTCACATATACCTTGTTATAAAATGTAAAATTATGTGGATAAGAACAGCTAATGGAATAGTATTTATTGAAGTAAAACAGACAATTCAAGGGTTTTGGATACCTAAATAATTTTATTAATTATAACTACTCGACTTGCGTACCAAAACTATATCAATAAACTATGAAACCAACTGAATTACAACTAACTTACAAAAAAGTAATTTCATTTACTGAACAACAAAAAAAGTCATTGAAAAAACTTGAAAAATACGATGTGAATGTCAATGAATTTATAAGGATTGCAGTCAGGGAAAAAATACAAAAAGACTGGAAAGGAATAAAAGAAAGTAAGGACAATTATTGTCCATTTTAATAAACAATCAAAAAATAAAACAATGCAAAAAGCAGGAAGAAAACTAAAAGAAAAAAGAGAGTACAACATCATTGAGGGTGAAATTCGAGAATATTTAGATTACCTTTTGGATTCCATTGGAACGGATTTTGAAACTATCTTTGTGAATAAAAGTAGGCTCAGACAAATCGTAATGAAGCGACAAGTAATAGGCTACATGGCTTATTTTAAGTTTAAAGATTACATAAGTTTAGATATGTATGGCTCACTGATAGGCAAAGACCACGCTACAATAATCCATTATGGCAAGATGTACGACAAGGCAATGGAAGGATATTTGCCTGAGAACAAAGCCTTGATTGATGCCTTAGCAGTTGCGTTTGAGCATAATTGGGAGGGTGGAAAGGTTAGATTTGGCTACAAGGGATTTATAATACATAAAACAATTTTGGGCCAATATTTAATCACCACTGACGATGGCGAAAAGTTGCCATTCCTCAGCAATAAATGTTTAGAGGCAGAAACTTTTATCAATGGCATAGTATATTGGCAGGAGAGATTAGCAAGTATGCCGGTAAGTGCTTAACTTTGTTTGATGGCAAAAATTAAGATATGTAATTGTGGTTGCGGTGCTGAGTTTGTTCCTACCAAATTAGGGCAAAAACAAGTATCTCAATCGCATTACATAACTTGGCTCATCAATACACCAGAGGGCCAAAAAAAACAAGCTGAGGCAAAAGAAAAGGCAAAGAAGATAATTGCCAAAGCAGAAAAGAAAAAGGATAAGGATCAGCGAGAAAAACTCAAAACATTATCAGATTGGAATAATGATTTGCAGAAAGAAATAAATTTGATTGTTAGATTAATTGATAAAAACCACCCTTGTATTTCCTCAAATAGAAATTTAGGTAATTCTTATGATGCCGGGCATTTATTTGGTAGGCAGTCAAATCCTCATATTAGATACCACCTTTTTAATATTTTTGCTCAATCTGTACACGATAATCAACATAAGTCTGGTAATCAATTGGCTTTTGTTGATGGAATAGAAAAAACCTTTGGAGTTGAAATAAAAAACTACTGTTTATCGTTAAAGGGATTGCCGATTTTAAAATTATCAATTTTAGAAATTAAGGATAAAATAGTAATTTGTAGAAGGATTGTTAAGTGGCTAAAAAAGGAAGATAGAAAGTTTTCAATTCAAGAAAGAATATTGTTAAGAATAAAATTTATTGAAGTAATAGGATTGTACGAAAATAATGTTAACTTTGCAGTATAATATTGCAATATGAAAAAAATAGAAATAATAAAAGGTACAAAAATCGAAAAATTAACAATAATAGAAGAGATAGAACCATTAACATCTCCAAATGGAATTAAGCCAAGAAGAATTAAGTGTCAATGTGATTGCGGAAATACAAAAAATGTTTTATTACTTCATTTTGTTAGAGGTAGAATTACAAGTTGTGGATGCACAAAAAAAACAAAACAAGGTTATAGTAATACAAAAATTTATAGGATTTACAGGGCTATTCACGAAAGATGTAATGGGAAAACAAAAGATAGTTTAAGATATTTAGGAAGAGGTATTCAAGTTTGTGAAGAATGGCAAAAAGATTATAAATTGTTTATTAAATGGGCATTTGAAAATGGTTATAAACAAGGTTTGCAAATAGATAGAATTGACAACAATAAAGGATATAGTCCAGAAAATTGTAGATGGGTAACTGCAAAAGTAAATAATAACAACAGAGAAAATACTTTTAATGTAGTTTATAAAGGAGAAAACTATGCTTTTTGTTTGCTTTTAGAAAAATTAGGATTAATTGATAATATGGCTGCAATAAGAAGTAGAATCAAAAGAGGATATTCAATTGAGGATGCTTTTGATAAGCCTATTAAAAAAGGTAAATACAAAAAAAAGTACGATTTATTGAATAAAAAATTACGCTAACTAAAATTAATTAGCTTGATTAACAATTATTTGCAATTTATTTTTATCAATAGTATAGATATATTAATATATTTTTATACTTTTGTACTCAACAATTAACAATTAAAAACTATGAACACATTAGAAAAAACACAAACACAGACAACAGTTGACCCATTCTTGCCATTGGTAACATTTGCAAAAATAGAAATGTTCAGACAAGCAAGAGTTATGAATGGATTTCACTTCCCAGACAATCAGCATGTAGATTATTGGGTAAAAGATGGTATTTTAACCTTTCAGTACATTGATAGGATTGATAGACTTACTCAATTTGAGGGCGAGCCAATTGAAGAAGATAGACATTCATACATGACTATTGACTTACTTGAGAATGCAAGGATTGAGCAATTATACGACAAATTAGAGCAAGTTTTTGAAGTCATTGAAGAACACGAAGTATATTACAACACACGTAAATAATCACAAAAAAAAACAAAATGGAATTAAAAGGAACAATTGTAAAAATCGGAGATATAGAGCATATCTCCGATAAATTCTCCAAGAGAGAAATCGTAATCGAAACATCTGG